CTATACCGGCAAGCCCAACTGGATCAAACAAATGATCAGCGTTTACCAAAAATACCAGGATCCGGTGGTGGCCCTGGTTAAAGTGACCAAAGAAGACACCAAACGTTATGGTATTTTTTCCGGCCCGGAGGTTGAACGTAACATTTACCAGATCAACAGCATCATGGAAAAACCGGGTCCTCAAAAAGCCAAATCCAATCTCGGCGGCATCGGCGGCTACGTCTTAACGCCCGACATTTTTAACATTTTGGAAAAACTAAAGCCGGGCAAAGGCGGCGAAGTCTGGCTGGCTGACGCCGTTAAACAGCTTAACCGGATCCGCCCCATCTACGGCCGGCTGATTGAAGGCAAACTTTATGACGCGGGCACCATTCTCGGCTGGCTAAAGGCCAATATTGAACTGGGCTTGTCTCATCCTAAAATCCATAATGAGTTTAAACAATATCTCAAAAAATTAAAAATCCAGTAAAATCATGAGATTAATTAAAACGAAAAAATTCTGGCTCTTCAATTTAATCTTAATTTTTTTGCTGACCTCCGGCCTTTCGTGCAAACTCTTTCCGGCCAAAACTCCGCCAACGGCCCTAACACAAAATGTTGAACTTTCCTGGTGGGGCGTGTGGGATAACAGTTCTGACGTTCAACCCCTGATTGATGACTTCCAGGCCCTGCATCCCAACATTTCCATCAAGTACAAAAAGTTTAGATACCAGGAATACGAACAACAACTTTTAGAAGCCTGGGCCGAAGACCGCGGCCCCGATATTTACAGCATTCCCGCCACATGGATCAAAAAATACCAAAGCCGCATTGCGCCAATGCCTAACAGCGTTAAGTTATCGTTCCAGGAAGTTACCAAAACTTTAGGTAAAACCGAAGTCAACACGTACGTGAGGGAGCTGGGTACCTTTTCTTTAGGTGACATTAAAAATCAATTTACCGACGTTGTCTATAATGACGTTATTTTGGATGGCCGGATTTTCGGCCTGCCCTTTAGCCTGGATACCCTGGTTCTTTATTATAATCGCGATTTGCTAACCCACACATATCCCACACTATACCAAACTGTATAGGATAAAGAAAGCCCCCTGCGGTAGGGGGCTTTGTGTTGCGTGACGGGGGAGGCTAGGCTGTAATATAAATTAATTCACCTTGTATTGTTTTTGTCCCAGACGCCGTCCACGCAGACAGCGCAAGGTCTGGATACGCCGTGATTGTAGTAGATGAGTTTGCGGCGACGATAAAACCTGCAACATACGATCCGGTATTATCTCTTGACCGAATAATATTATGCGCCGCTCCGCTTGCTGCGTGTGGCATGGTAAATGTCGCTACGGTATCGTTGCTTGTTCCAGACAGATTGAATCGCACAAAAACCAATTTACCAATACGCGTACAAATCAGAATTTCACTTGTAAAAGATGACCACCCCGTAACGGTAGATGTAGAGTAATAATCCACAATCGCCGTTCCGCTCTCGATCATATAAGCCGATTGAGCCAGCTTCCTGACCTCGTTGATCTGCTTCTGTAAGCGTTCTATCTCATTCATGCGCCTGATACCTCAACCCGAATGTCCGGTGTCTCGCGCCCGTCATAGTCCAGCGTGAAGCCTACCGCGTCAATGTCAACGTCAAGCTGCTTGCCGCGCACTTCCATGATGACGGTGTCGCCAAATGAATAATCAACGTCATAGCGCGCTTGGGTGGTATCCAGCAGCGTACCGCCCGCCCGCCATTGGGGGCGATACTTCTCCAGCTTCGCCTCGGCCTGGGCCAGGGTAGCCGCGTCGCTCGCGCCTTCCCCGCCCGCCGATGCGTTGCAATAGCCCTCGCGCCTGTTCCAGATGGATGCGTTATAGCGCGTGGCGTCGCTTGCATCGCCCTCGTAGCGCGCATCTTCTACGCCCTGCCCGCGCCCGTAGATATAATTCATCTCATCAACGTGGTCGTATTCGAGATAGCCGCCTTCCAGATTGCCCCACTGCCGCCCGAAGAATACCGGATTATCGCTGGTACTCCCGTGGTCATTCCCGCGTCGCGTGGTAAACGTCTGGAACTGCCAGCCCAACAGCCCTGTGCTGGTGAACTGTGGGATCATATCGAAGTACAACGCCGTGCTGTTCTGCGCGCTTGCCTCGGATATGTCTTGCAATACCTCTAACACATTCTGCCAACTCATCCCCTTTGTGCCAGAAGGCGCGGCGGCCAGGTCGCCTTGCACGGTGAACCCGCCACCCACCGCGGCGATATTACGCCCCGCCGCTGCATCTGCCCCTAAGTTATCAACGACAACCGCCTTCATCATGTCGTCAAACTGGTCGGTCATTAGCGCCTGTGCGCTGGCTGCGTCGTATGCCACCACGCGTCCCGATAGCAGGTAGTTGGCGTCATAGCCCCAAAGCTGGGTGCGCTCCGTTCCGCTTGCGTCCGAGTATATCCAGCGGCGCACAAAGTAGGAGTTGAACAGCTTCAGCGCCCCGCCTGCTGACTTGCGCCAAAATTCAACGATTGAATCTAAGCCGAATAGACTATCGTACCTTGACGGCAGGGTGATCGTCATTGCGCCGATAGCGTTACGCCTGCGCGTGACACTGAACCCGCCGGTATAGTCCAGCGTGGTAATCCTGTTACCGCTTGCGTCGTCCAGCCATACTTCCCATTCGCTCATGCTGCTACCCCGTCCGCGCCCATGTGTGTGGTGGTCCAGGTCAGGTAGCTTGTCACTGTTGGCGATCCTACTTCCTTCACGTATGCGCTGATTGAGTTAGAGCCTGGCGCAAGATAAAAGCCGGAGAAGTCAGATCCACGCAGCACCGCACGCCAGACTGAGCCGTAGAAGGATGACTTTACCGCACGGCTTCCAGGTCGGAAGTCGAGTATCAATTCTTCCCCGTCTTGCAGGTCATAATCCAGATAGATTGTAGCGCCCGTGGTGGTGTTCTTAAGCCATTGCGCGTTAGCCGATGTGCCGCCTGTGCGTTTGATGTGACACACCGGATAGGCCCGCGCCGTGCCTGCGTTTGTGACGGTGTTCAGATATGCGCTGGTAGCTGTGCCGGCGGTGTCATATCCAAGGTAGAGGTTGTCGCCATCTACGAATGACGCATATCCCTTTGGTGTTCCAGGTAGATCAACGGGTAGGTGTGACCATGTATAGCCATTCCATACCGCGTATCTATCTGCAACATCAACCCCGCCAGCCGCCGTGAAGTAGCCGCCCGCAAGCACGTTCCCGTTACCGAATACGTCAAGTGAATATCCAGCCTCATTGAGCCCTGTTCCTAGCGTTACAAACGTCTGCCCGTTCCACGCGGCAATCCAGGCGGTTGTCACGCCGCCCGCCGCGTCAAACTCACCCGTTACATAGACAATCCCCTTGCTGTCAATAGCAAGCGCATATCCCTCATTCTCCAATCCGGTAGATAGCGCGCTCCACGCTGTACCGTTCCATTTTGCAATATATACCGTACTGGCAACCCCGCCCGCCGTGGTAAATGCGCCCGTTGCGTACAGGTCGCCATTAGCAGCAACCGCAAGCCCTGAGACGCCCGCAGCCTGCATACCCGTTCCCAAAGCGCCCCAATTCGTACCGTCCCAAGAAACGATGTAATCTGTTGTACCGCCAGCGACATTTAGAAATAATCCACCTGCGTACAATTTGCCATCGTTGCCAAACGCAAGCGCCCTGACTTCATCGCTCAACAGGGTGGCAGATAGCGCAACCCATTCTGCCGCGCTAATATCCCAATAGGCAATGTAATCCGCATTGGCAACCCCGCCCGCGTTCAGGAAGTCGCCCCCGATATACAAATCCCCGTTAGCGGCAACCGCCATAGCCTTGACATCTTTGTTACCGCCCAGCCCAGTACCGAGGCTTGTCAATACCCCCGTTGTAGGATTGTATTCGATAACCCCAATCCCGTAACCATCGGCGGCGGTGCTAACATCAGCCGCCCACATTCCCCCTATGTAGATATTCCCATTTGCGGCTTTAGCAAACGCGCGCACAATCCCGTCAAACGTGGTGCTGATATTGCTCCACGTCCCATCAATCCGCTTCACAGCGTAATCGGCATTGGAAACGCTCTGTGTGGCAGTTAGCGCAGCGGCGGCGTCGCCTACCTCGTACGCAAACGGGTCGTAACAGATTAGCCGGATCACGGGCTGGTCATTGGGCGCGCCGTTCATCGTCAGATTTAATCCCGTATCATAGTAGGCGCGGAACTCTACCGGCTTCGTACTCAGCGCCCCGCGATAGCGCAGCACAACGGGCTGATTATCCACCACCAAATCCAGTTTCAGCGCGTCGATAATATCTTTCCTGGCGCTGTGGATTGTGGCGGGTGTGTGCCCTGTACTCATCAGCACAGTCAGGTCAATGGCGCGCGGTTCTACCTTTGCGCCCATGAATTGCGCGCCCGGTAGCATTGCGTTACTCCATGTGTGGTGCGTGATGGGAGCCATGCCGATACCGTCAGCCCACAGTGGCACAACGTTATAGGTATCGTAAATATCTGTAACCGTGCCGCCCGAGCGTTCCTGTGCGCTGCGTGTGCTGGTCGAGGCGTGGGGTGTGCCATTCCATTTGTAGCCAGGGGAGCTGGTCATAAAGCCAGTAACATCCCCGTCAATGTAGGTTGTCTCTGCGCCCGTCTCTAACTGCAACCCGTCGATATTGAAGAAGTTTGCCGATTCTGTTGTGCGGCGCACTTCCAGGCGGTATGTGGCATTACTGTCACAGGTCCATGATACGGATTTGCGCTTCCATGTTCTGTCACCCGTCCATGTGGTTGTAGCCTTTGCGGTTGCCCCGTCGCTTGAATAGATACCAATTATCATTGCGCTGCTGGTCGCGTCATATACATCCGCGCTGAATGTGTATGTCGTTCCACTGGTCAAGGCAATGCTGTAATATGCGCCAGATGCTACCGCTGTTTCGGCTGTAACCTTGAGGCTGTATGCTCCGCGTAGCGCGGTTGCCGCTGTCACAAGAAATACGCTTGCGCCGTACCCGCCCCACGGCGCATACACCCCCGCTTCAAATGACGGATTGGTTATCAGGTTCGTCTTAGTTACAGGGATAATGACATCCCATAAGCCAGTTGTCATCTATGCACCTGCCATTGATTGCATAATCGAGAAGTCGCGCGCCAGCGTGGATACCGGCGCGTTGGAGGTCATGGTGAGGTTGAAGTTATTTGTAGTCTGCTGGTTAGGGATAATTTGCCCGTCAAGTGTAGGGACAAACAATTCCGGCCCTTCCTCGCCAACAAGATAAGGTGATCCAGAGTAGACAGGCCCACCCCCGGCTTTGGGAACAGGCATACCCGGAACGTTAGGAACCCACGACCAGTCTCCGGTCTTGTTTATGTTCGCGGTGATATTGACAGTCTTATCTTCCAGGGCTTCAATCTCCAACCGTAACGCCTCAACCGCCCCGGCGTACAGCGCGGTTTCCAGTCCAGCGTCAATAGCGCCGTTCTTGTTCAGGTCGTATTTCTCGGTAAGATCCTCAACGCCCAGCATAGCGTTATAAGTCTGCTTATCTACCAGCCCCATGGATAGCGCCAGGGCAAGCGCCGCCTCTTCGTCAAGTCCAGCCGATGCCATGTTGAATAGCAGTTCATCCGAATACTTACGCATTGCGTCTTTGGCGTTGATGGACGCTTCAGCAACGGCATCTATACCAGCGGCAGCCTCGTATGCCTGGCTTTCTTCATCGTCTAATTTCATTGCGTTATCTTGCAGCGCGTCGCGCATATTCCATGTGGCGGTAGTGGTTTCCCCCGTCTTTTGCTTTAGCCATTCGTGGGCGTCGGCCGCGGCATACATTCCCCCTTGATTGATTTCTATGTGTTCGTTGAATTCTGCCTGCGTAATAATCCCATCTTCAAGGGCTTCGCGGTATTCGGATACAACGGTAATGTTGTCTGTAATACCGTCAACTAACTCGGTTAGTTTTTCGTTAGCGTCTCTGACTTCCGGTATCAGCCCGCCGCCGATAGTCTCTTTCAGATTGCCAATCGCGTTAGTCAGCCCGTCCGACTTCGTTCCTGCGTTGTAGATTGACTCAGCCGCACCACCGAACTCAGTTTGTAACTCCTGCAAGATGAAGGTCTGCGCCCCCATGAGGTCGCCGCTCTCAACCAGCTTCTCAATCATGTTTTGCTGTTCTTCGTTGAAAGCCACGCCCACGCGGCGCAAAGCGGTCACGCCCTCGATGGGGTCATTCAGCGCCTTGCCCAATTGCGTGACGGAGGATTGCAAATCCTGACCTAGCACCGCGCTCATGTCGATAGCGGCTTCCATTGCTTGCGGAAATACCTTCTTGCCAACTTTCGTGAATGTCAGGAGTAGGGCGCTATTCTTCTTTATCAGGTCATCTTCCACGCCCGTAGCTTTAGACATCTCCCCCGCCATGTCCTCAATATCTTCCGAGGTCAATCCAGCCGCGCCGCCCGTTGACCGGATCACCGCTTCAAGCTGCGCCTGGGCTTCGGCGGCTGCCTCTGCCTCGACAACAGATGACTTGAAGAAGTCGATCAGCATACCGCCAGCCTTCAGGATAATGCCCGAAGTGGCAAGCACAGAGAACGCCTTCTTAATGCCCCCCATGCTATCTGCTATCTTATTGGACTGCGCGGAGGTCTTATCCGCTGTCTTGCCAAGGTTCTTCAGGTCATCGTCAACCTTGTCGATCCCCTTGACCGCGTCACCTGTGATGGCCTCGATTATGATTTGCAGAGTTGACTTTGCTACCATTATTCCCGCGCTCCGCTTTCCTGACGTTACCTTCGCTGTTCATACAAACGATATGCGCCAAGATGGTCTCAGCGTCCTGGTTATCAAGCTCATCGGGTGTGCATTTATACACATCCCGACACAGCCAAAGTTCCTGAAGCTCTGGCGGCGGCGGTTTTGTTCTGGTGAACAAGGCCTCCGTCACCGCCAGTTTCAGTTTTTTTCAGCGTCCTGAGTAAACTCCAGGCGGCCTGCAATCGCTTTGCGCGCAACATCAGCAAGGAAGGTTATTTCTTCGTCATACATCTGCTCGAAATCGGCCTCGGATGTTGGCAGCGGAAGATCGTTACCGTCAACGTCGTGCCAGTTCCATTCTGCGATGTGGGCGATCATCAAACCAAGCGAGTCTAGTTGGCCCTCTTGCGCTTGCTTCTGGACTTCCTTGCGCTCTCCCCACGTCATGCGCCGCCATAGGATATAACTGCCCTCACCCTGTACGCTGGAAGAATCAACCTTGACCGTGGATTGTCGCATAAGTTATCCTTTCTACCAGCCAGCCGTGCCGATAGTGGCAGCGGTAACGGTTGCACATTCGAGCTGCACTTCAATCAGGATAGGGTCGCCGCTATCCACTTCGCCGCCAGGATAGGGGGCGTTCTTGATGATGCCCGCGCCCGTGGTGTACCCAAGATCGCCAGCATCCCCGCCGCCGGGGGACCAGCGGAAGTAGAAGGCTGATCCAGCCTCGTAAGCGGTCTTGGCGACTGCATACAGTTCGTCTGCGTCAGGCGTGTAAACGCCGCGCACGGTGACGGTGATCGGTCCGCGCTTGCCAGCTTTCAAGATGGGGGTGTCCCCGTCAAACGTGAAGGCTGTTCCCGTGGTGCGTTCCCCGCCGGATACTTCCACGCTGTTTGAAGAGCCGCTACATTCGGTGTAAGTTACGCCAGCCGTTGAATAGCCGACATACATGCCGGTTGCGGCCATTGCTCCAGTCGTCTGTGCCATAGTCTAATACTCCTTATCGCCCCTCTACGGTGGCGATTACTGCCCAATATGGTGTACCCGCCACGTCTACCTGAGCGTTAGCGGTGATGCTCCAACGCAAGCCAGCCCGCCCGATAGTCGTAGCTGATCTCAATGCGCTGGTTAGATTGTCCTTTGCCGTAAGTGTGGCGGTGTAGTTCGCTGATTGTGTATTCTGTGCTACGGGTTCAATGGCGATAATCAGGTCACAGAACAGCGCCGGCCAGCCGCCGTTAGATTTGAATGTCATGGCGGGTTCTTCCGCGCGCGGCAATCCAGGCCACATCGCCGGAAGGTCAGCCGTCCCAAGTGACGCGGGCGGGTTGTCGAATACCCGCGTAACGCCCGTGACGCTGATGTCCATTAGCGCGGTCACAAAAGCGGAGGTGGTGGTAGGGGCTGGCATCAGTTCGCCTTCCTGTACGGCGCAAGGATGAGCTGCACGTCACGCGGGATGCCTTGCGGCACCTGGATAATTCCAGCGTCGGGGATAGCTGTGGTATCAAACACGCCCGCGTCCTTTTGCTTATAGAAATATCCTGCCAGCCTGATTGTGGCGTGAACGATGTCATCCGGGGCGCTGGTCGAGTATGCCCACTTGCCAGCCACAGTGATACCCGCGGTTGGGTCGTCTGTGTACTCCCACGCGTAGTCTGCGCTGCCCATTATCTCAATCGCATAGTATGGTGTGCGGTTGCGCGGGTGCGTGATGTAATAGGTTGATGTAATCGTTGTTCCGCCCGAGCCGTCGTCTGCATTGGTCTTGACGGTGGTGATAGAACAAATGTCCTCATCGAAGTACAGCATCCGGCCTTCAGTATCCACGCCCACGGTAAACTTGCGCGTTGTGTCAGCCGATGCCTCGAAGGTGCGCCCGGTGTAGTTGTCAATGGCAGATTGCGCCCGCGCTATCAGGGCGGTCAGCAGGGTATCGTCACTCGAGCCGCTAACGCCAAGATAAGTCTTGAGTAGCGCCGCAGTTGTGTATGCCATAGTTACACCGCCGGTACGCCGTCACCCTCGCCTGCGATTTGAAGGTACACAACATCATCGCCGCTGGTATCCGCGTCGAAGTAATAGCCCTGCAAGCCGTCTGAGCCACAGACAACTACCAGCACATTACCCAGCGTCTTGGATAGCGGGTATCCGTTGGTTGAGCCAACGTCATCCGATCCATTGTTGCCAATCCAGCACAGCGTCCCGGTGTTGGCGGTGCTTGCAATCAGGGCAAACGTTCCCGCGCCGCTATCCGGTCCGGCAACTGCCGTGCCCGATGTTCCAACTGTGATTAATCCTGATTTAGCCATAGTTACTCCACTGCTGGCGCTCTCACGCCCTTTATAACAAGGTCACCCAAGGTGATATCAAACTCCCCCAGGGAGCCAATGTCCATCATTACTTCGCCTTTCTCGTTGACCTCGATCCCGTTGATAAAGTCGTTACGGTAGAGACGGGGCGCATCCGGGTCAGGCCAGATCACACGCGGGAGGGGTGTCATGGAGATATGCCCGCACACTACGGACATATCACATTTCTGTTTGAAGCCCGCTTGTTGTAGCTCATGCGCGAATACCCAATCATTGTGTACGGTAGGATGCGCCTCGTCTGTGTGAAACGTCAACGTTTCGAGTACCTTGCGGCTTATCAATGTGCAGCCTAACCCCACGCCAGCCACTTCGATAACCTTCCCCCAGGCTTCTTTGGCTGCTGCCGGGTCCTTGCGAATGGAGCGCCCGTAATCCATATTTAGATGGGTCCATGCGCTCCACGTTGACGTATTCCTGAAACAATATAGCCCGTAGGCTACATCAGCGCCCTGGTTCTCGCATACGTCCAAGAGCTTTACCAGCGCGTCCGGCGGGATTATCATGTCAGCTTCCACGGTGAACAGGTAATCGTAGTCCTGCTCAATCGCCCAGCGCCGCGCTTTCTCGTAGTTGTGGGCAATGTTATGCCGCCCGTTGCTGTCAAAGAACGGGTTATCGCCCTTCGAAAACCAGATGTCGAATATTGGGTATGTCTGTCTAAAAATACTCTCGTTGGTGCGCCCGAATAACTGCGGCTCTCTCCCTCCGTGGTCATTGCTGATAGGCTTCAACGGGCAGAACAAAAGTACCTTACTCATCGGTATCCCTTTCTGCTATCGCTTAGCGGCGTATAGCTCAATCATGTTTCCGGGGAACGCAAACGGTTTGCGTATCCCCACCAGTCTTAGCGCAAAGCGCCAGAAGTCACGCGCCGGGCTTGCGTATGGCCCTCCCCAATACGGCCTTAGCGTTTCGATGTCCTCAAAGCCAGCTTTCGTTAGCACGTTGCAAAGTTCTCTGTGTCCAGGTATCCACCAATTGCGCGGCGGGTCCAGGGCGGGCAGGTCGCCAAACAGCTTGTAGCACAAACTGTCAGCGTCCGGCTGCGCCAGGATTGCCAGCGTCCCATGCCTGCGTAACAGGCGGGCGGCTTCGCGCAAGGCTTCAAATGGGTTGTCAATGTGCTGCAACACGCCGCGAAAGATAACCAGGTCCAGCGTACCGTCACCCATTTCGGCGGTGTCCATGATGGTGATGCCCTTCGCTTTACATTGCTGGATGCAATAGCTGGACACTTCCACGCCGTACTTATTCCAGCCGGTAAACAGTTCGGTAAACGAACCGTCGCCACAGCCATAATCCAGCAGGTAGCGCCCATAAGCGCGGTCACTCACGCGCTCGTATTCTTGCAGATATGCCGCTTGGCGCTGGTCGCCGTTCTTGCGCCGTGCTTCAAAGTACCGTTGTTCGTAAATGTTATGTGTCCCTTCCGCCGGGGCTAACCTGAGGAGGGCAGGCTAACCCCGGCTACCAAGAGGGATACCAGTAAGTTAGGCTACGATCTCATCAACGCTCGACAGATCACCGTAAGCGGTGGAGGTCGCGGCGTCAGAGTAGCGCGTCTTTCCAGCTAGGGTAATGACGGATTGCCCGTTGTTGCCCGTGCCAGTCACGCCAGCCACATACAGCCGCCCCTTGACGTAGCGACAACCAGTGGTCAATTCGCTTGCGTCCAGGTTGATGATGGCCTGCTTGTTGTGGTCGGTTCCAGCCTGGGTAAGCTGGGTGATGCTCTTGCCGCTGATCGGAACATACGTCCCGCCCGTGGTAGCGCACTCAGTTACCTTGAAGTCGATAGTGTTGGGCTTCTGGATGTTCCCAACGGCGACGATAAACATCAGCTTATTGTGCATCTGCATATCAATCACATCCCCGAGCGTAGTACCCGAGGCGCGGTCTGCTGGGTCGATGACCGAGACTACCGCCAGTTGTTCAGAAAGTAAGTGGGTTGCCATTGTCTAATCTCCTTATCCAGCCGCCAGCGAGACGAATGGTGAAACGGTGGTTGCGGCATCTTCCAGGGTGATGTAGCTGTTGAGCCACGGTTGCCCATCGACGCGAGCAACAAACCGCCAAGTACCCTGGTCGTTGATGAATTTATAGTGTTCAGAGTAGGCGATAGAGATTTGTTTCCGGTCACCAATCAGGTAGTAGGATGGATCAATAAGCATGATGTCGCCTACTGTGTTCAGCGCCGGAAGTGCGCCAGTGATATAAACCGGAAGTCCAAGCAGGCTCAAAGGTAAGCCAGCGCGGGCGTTTTCCAGCCACGAAACAGGGGAAGATACGATCTGGATGACCTGGTCGATTACGGACGGGTTCATAAACCATGCCGCTTTGTTCCAGCTTCCGGGCAGAAGGTCGCTCATCATCTGGGCGAGATCAGCCAGCGCCACGGTAGAGGCAGCAGAGCGTCCAGCCGCGATGGTTGCACCATGCCCAACGATGCCCAGAGGCTGGCCAACGCCGGAACCGCGGAAGAAGGCGTAGTTTTCCTTGCTACCGATGGCGCGCCCAAAAAGAATATTCAATAGCGTCTCAACGCTAGTTGAAGCATCTTCCTTGAGTTCATTGGATGCCAAGGTGTAACCAGCTAACTTCTTGGCTACAAGATTAATCATGCGCCAGCGGGGTTCGCTCTCGGTGAGCTCGTCAGCTTCGCCTTCCCAATATGCAACCACGCCGCCAGCGTAGGCGGTGTCACCAGCAGAGGGGGCGGTAGTAACGTCCAGGGACGGTACTTCAGCTTCCTTGCCAGTCATGGGGATTACAGTCGCACCAGCGCGGCGCAGAACGCTGAATGGTTCAGCTTGCGCCAGGATGGGGGCTACAAACTGAGTAGGCACTAAGTACCCACCCGTTGCGCCGGCATCTTCAGCCAGGGCGGTCTTGTAAACGCTCTTGATGCGTTTGGTGTTGCCGTTACGCACAGCAAGCAGGAAATCTCCGAATGACTTACTTTCGGCGTGATCTTCTTCGCTGTCGGGCGCAACATACCCGGCATCTTTCAATGCGGGGGCATTCTCGATAAGCTTGGTCATAGCGTCCAGGCGGTCACTCATTGCCTTCATCGCCGGGTCTTGTGCCTCAGCGGGTACGGGCGCGGGAGCGTCGGGAGCTTTGACCTGTGCTTTGAGCAGGTCCTTGTATTCCTGCATAGTCAGAGTAACGTCGGTCATGGTCTTAATCTCCGTAGGGTGAATATCAGTAATTGATGGTGCTTTGGTCGCCCGTCCCGTCGCGCCGTCCGAGGTCTCACCGACCTCCTGTGGCATAAGCGCCTTTAGTTCTGGGTACTCCGCTGCAAGGGATTTCAACCGCTCCACGCCTAGCGTTCTGGGTTCGGCGGGAGTAGGGGTTAAACTAAATTCAACGATAGGCCAGCGTTTGTAGGTCTTGCCAGCCTTCTCAATAAGGTGTCCGACTGAGCCGGATGACCAGCCGATAATGCCTTCCTCAACCAGGCGCAATACTTCTTTGACGTATCGCTTCGAGCGACTGAGCTGCGCTTCTACCCAGATGCCTACATCATCGGCAGCCGCTTTCATGGTCACGCCCAACTGATGTGTAACCTCGCTCTGTAATGCGTGGTCGTAATAGACAGGCTTGCTGGGTACTAAGTCCAGCATGAAGTCGGTGTCTTTGGTGAACGTCTCGCCTTCCAGATCCATGCCGCCAAAGATCACGCCATACCCGCCAACCGTGGCGGTATTCTCGTCCTGTGATAGCAGCTTCACCGCATAATCAGCCATTCTTCAAACCCTCCAACAAACGCACAAATGCGCCTGGATCAAACGCCTCACCGATAAACTCTTGCCGCCACTTCGTAGCTTCTGTCTGGCAGCCTTGTTTCAGCAGGTAGTACATTCCAATATCGCCCAGCCTGCTACCGTCATGCGGGTAGTGCATCATCTCGCGGTACTTATCCCACGACTTCACATAGCGTTTTGTTTCTTCGCTGTACCCGTCATAGGGGCGGCAGTCCTGCCCGTACATGATGGTTGGCTTGCCCAGCGCAACAGCCAGATATGCCAGCGTCCCGTAACTCACTACAACGTCAGCCGCCTTGATGCTTTCTATTGCGCTCGCCAGCCGCCGGTCACTTTTCTCGTAGCGCACATTCTCAACAAACGGCACGTGGTTATCTTCTAGCCGGAACACAAAGCGGCAGGTTATCTCGATGTCGGTCATCCGTGTAAGCTGGTTGAAGATGCGCTCGTTAGCTTCCTTGCCCTCGTCAATCAGCCAGCCTGTTCCCTGGGGATGCCAGGGGGCGAACAGTACCCGCTTGGCTGACGTTTTCTCGAATGGCAGGAGTTCACTGTAATGCCAGCCAATCACGCGTATCGGGTGCGGGTATCCGTAGGCTTCCATCACGGCTTTCTGGCCAGGTGTCTGCGCCAGGTAGCCAGCTATCTTATCGCTGGGTGTCCAGACGCCATCCCATGCGGTGATAGGATGCCCGCCGTGGCTGTAAAGGTACACGTCTGCGCCTTCTTCGTATGCCCGTTCTATCCTTTTCGGGTAGTATGAAACCGGGCCATCAAAGTCAATCAGCAGCAGGTCAGCGTTATCGCTTACAATCTCATGCCCCGCGTCGGTGATGGCTTGAATGAGTACATCAGCTTTATCCTGGTGATTTGTGACTTGTATTCGCAATCGCTGCCCTTTCGGTAAACAAAAAAAGCGGCACACGCTCGGAGTTATCCGAAAACGTGCGCCGCGATACATCGCTTGGTGCGCTGCGCTAAGCCCTTTTACCTCGCGGTATCACCTACCGCCTGTGAGTTATCCTGACTGTCGCGCTATTCAGTTGCAATCATTTTAGCACAAGTATTCTTGAAACGCAAGTGCTAAATCTTGACTATCCCCAGCCCCGAGCTGTTATCCGTCTGCTCGATCTCCACGTAATCACGTGACGCCTTCAACTCCTGCCAGTAGCGCGGTACTTCCACAGCGCCCGGATTGTCGTTGTAGATGTCGTGGAACAGCACAAGCCCGCCATGGCGCACAAGGGGAGAGTATAGCTCGAAGTCAGCCTTCACGTCATCGTACAAATGCCCGCCGTCCAGGAATAGCAGGTCGATGGGTGTACCGTCCAGGAAGTCAATCACAGCCGCCACGGTGCGCGGGTCTTTGGATAGATGCTCATGCAGGTACAGGCAATCTTCCAGGTCGCTAGCCAGCTTCTTGCGGTCAATCGTTATTAGCACATCGGGCTTGAATAGCGCCTGCCACAGTCGCGCCGATCCACCCAGATATGTGCCAATCTCAACGATAACCTTGGGCTTGATGCGCTTCAAGTGGGGTAGGGCGCGCTTGAAATCCTCCGGCGCAATGTTCGCGCCTTCGAGGTGGTCGGTGTATAGATATTCTTTCCAGTTGACTTTAGACATACACTACTCCTATCCCGCCGAACTCCGCGCTAGCGCGTAACTCACGCGTCACGTAGCCAGCCTCTTGTATCTCGCGCCACAACTTGCCCACCTGAATATGTGGGCTGAACTCAGGCGTCATTAAGTCGTGCAGGGCGATAATACCGCCAGGCTGCACCAGCGGACCGTAGCGCATGAAGTCATGCTTTGCGCCTTCGTAGGTGTGCAGCGCGTCGATGAACAGGAAGTCCAGCGCGCCGCCTGTGTACTCCACAAGCTGATTGAATACCGCATCTTCATCGCTGCGCCCGATGATGGTGTGAAGCGTCACGCCTTCGGGGACCCAGCTTTGCCACTGCGCGGGCAATCGCTCTGCCACCTCGGGCGGCTGGTTCTGCAAGATGTCGATGCTGCACACCACCGCGCCCGGTTGCGCGCCTTCAAGCCAGTAGTACAGCGTCCCGCCTAGCTGGACGCCTATCTCCAACACACGCCGCGGCTGCAATGCGTCGTATATCTTGACAAGCTCGACAAGCTCCCAATCTATCTGTGCGGTGGTTACTACGCCGCGGTGGTGGCGCTTGGGGCGAGTGGTGATATTATGCCAGCCGCTAAACATGGGCAGACACCTCCTGTGCAATTTCCAGAGTTCGCCCGTATTCACTGCGTATGGCTACGTGATGTCCATAGTGAGCCGATAAAAACTCTTGCATCTCATCGGCTGCTAACGCATTACACAGAACCGTAATTCCAACCCATGAATATTTAGTTGGAATATCCTGTACAACCTTGTACAAGTCGTAGTATTCTCGCAGCAAATCTTCACCGTGGTTGTGCCAGTGGTCGGTTTCGACATTGCAGTCAAGGCACACATAGCCCCAATAGGTGCTCATTTCGCCCTCTCTTTCGCTATCACGCTCAACCCCTGTTCAGGCGCAACGTCAACGTTACCCATGATGCCAAAGCGGCGAATAAACTCGCGCTGTGTCACAACCTCGCCGCACCCGCGGCAGCTCCATTGCTCTTTCAGCTTGTCGTAGCGCCATTTGTGACTGTGGTCTTTCTTCACTTGGTTAGTCCTTTCTCACTTCGATAGTGATATGTCGATCTGATGCTTGATGAAATTCGTCACGGTTTCGGCTTCCTGTTCGGCAACGTCAGCCGTGGTCTGCCAGCCGATGCGCTTCAAGGCGCTGGCCTGTTCGTCTGCGCCCTGGACATACTTACCGTAACTCACATTATTACCCACCACGCCAGTCAATCCGCTGTTCCTGTATTCCACCGTCCACTTGCGCCCCAGGTTCTCGGATGACTTGCGCCCATGCCAGCTACCTTTCTTTAGCGCCCACTTGCTGCCCCAGCCGCGCTGATACCATGTATTGTTACCCTTGCTTGTAAACGTTGTCTTAGGCTCATTCGCTCCCGTGGCTGGTGGGTACTTGGCAACCTTACCCTTGACGTGCAGGGTAGCCGCCTTGATGCCAGCCTTGATGCCGGGCTCAACGTTCTCGAACTTGATGCGTAGCTTGTCTAAGCCTTTGATCTGGATGGTGGACATTGTGAGAATGTGGCAAGGTCACGCTTTCGGTTTAGGCAAGCTGCTATTAATCCAGCATCTACAATTTACATGCGCTGGCGGCGGGTCGTTCCATCCATTGCCCCTTACGTTGCCGTTGAGTGGGGCGCAGATCGGACAGGTGATATCGTCGTTATTAGTCGCCCATTCCTGGACCATCTCAACGCCCAACTTTCTCAACTCCTCCACGATAGTCAATTCACCTTGCGCCGATGCCCTTGTAACCTCGGTAACAGCAATAGACGACGCCCTGTTTGCCCCAAATATCCTTGCTAGACGCGCTTCCAAATCTCCACGCGTCATGCCCTGTTCAAAAAACGATGCGATAGATTCTTGTACAGCGCGCCGCGTTGTGTTGGTTATTCCGCGCACTAACTCATAGCTATAATTCCTAGCCCATACTGCCGCCTGTGTGTTAATCAGATCCCACGAAACGCCAATCGGAATACCCTGCATCAGCCGCTCCGCGCTATCCAAATACACCTCGCTCAGGAATGGCACAAAAGAGCCGTTCAACTCACTGGCTACCTTATCCCAAAACGACGCGGGCACATTGCCGTAGTTGGGTGGGTTGCCAAGGAGGGTGAGTAGCTCCTTGCGGTGCGCAGAAGATAGCTTGCTGAAACGGCGGGCTAACTCTGACTCAAGCGTATCGCGATTAGGGATGTCTGCCATGTTATTTACCCATCATGTAATCAGCCATGTAAATTGCATCTCTCGCGGTGCTAAACTGTATCTCTAAAATCTTCACGCTTTCACCTGGAATAGCGACGCGCGCACAGTACGCTTTATTGCCGTGGCAATCCTTTATCCTGATACACTTACCGAACTTATGAATTGTCACGGTAGCATCTATGCCAAACTTGGTTATATTAAATGCGTCCTTCAGCGTTGGATTGTCTGCCATTACTCAACCTTTACTAGCTTCACCTCGTTATCGTTGTACCCGCATAGAACAAGAATCGGGTTGTTGCTCTGCAACCACTCGTTGATAACAGCCTTCAATCTCTCAAGCTCGGAGGGGTGGGGGAATTGGGAGAAATACAGAATATACTTCTTGTTTGGGTCAATCTCGATAACTGCCTGCAATCCTACATCCTTCTTGTTGTCGTCCATTGTGCATCCTTTCTATAATTCAGTCGCTGAATATTGGCGGTGGGGGAGGGGGCTTCCTGCGCTACTCTAGTCATGGTAAAAATTCCTTGATCGCGATAAGAAACCTAATCAGAAACAATAACATCACGGGTATCCTAACCATAAACTTGAGAAAATAGCCTTCACATCGGCCTCAGTCTGTGCATCCTCAAGCTGTGCGCCAACGGCTGCTATCGTCACCGGATCAATGTGGTCGCTCTCGAAGGCACACGCGGCAGGCTTGCCACGCTTCACCAGCTTTAGCGACTTCCCCTCCCACTTCCCCAGGTCGATAGAACGCCTGTTCGGTGGGGGCTGCTTCAAAAGCCGTCTGTCGGGTACAACAAGCTCATCTTCGGATTCTTCATATCCACGTTCTATATACATATTGTCCGCTTGCGGCTTTGCGTTGTCCATGTTTGCCTGTATCTCCGCGGCGCGCTTGGCTTTCTCCGCTATCATTGCCTCAATACGCTTATGGACTTCTGGGTCCAGGTCGTAGCCTAGAATGTCGGCGGCAAGCAAGAACTCCTCTGGCTTCTCCAATGCGGCAATCAGCTTTTCAAGGCTGGCGGCGCGCTCGTTCTCGCTGGCCTGAAACAGGTCCAACGCCTGCGGGTTGAACATGAACTTGTAGCCCAGCGGCTTGAATACCTGATCGTTCAGCACTTCGGCAATGAACTCACATTCGGGTATAACAGTTTTGGTATATAAGTGCATATCGTCTTGCTCAGCAGTGGCACGGTTGGATGCGTTGCTGAACAGTACCGAATAAGGGATACCCAACGCGGCGGCAATGTCGATGCGCTTGCTCTCGGTGAGGTTGGTATTCTCTAAGCTCTCCAATCCTTCACCCACTACCACGGGCTTGACGGTATCAGCGTTGACAATATCCGTCTGCCAACTACCTTTCACCCCACGCTGAAACATGCGCTGCCACCATGATTTCAAGCGTTCCCGTTCAGCCGGCAGGATGTTAGTCGTGGTCAGCAGCGTTGCCTTGATAGCGCCCCGAGCAAAGAAGGCGGCGGCGAATTGGTCAGTATTCCACAGCACACCCGCGGCGGCGGCGGCTGCCTGCGCTGGGCTGGCCTGTGGCGGGCCAATCTCCACGAATGGATCACGCCCCCAGAAGTAGATGATGTCATCCACGGTGTAGGCGGTATCCTTGTTGCCCACTCTGCGCGTGAACGAGATAGCCCCGTCTGTGTCAATCTTCGGCCTGATACTGGAAGGCAGCAGGTAGCGCAATCCTTTTGTCATGAATTCGTTACGCAACTTGAAGGCATACGCGTAATTCCAGATGACCAGCGCGGCTTCCAACAGCCCGAACAGCCCGCCGGGGTTGGGCAGGAACTTGACCACGTTCTGATAATCTTCGCTGTTGTCGATCTCAGTCTCACCGCGATAGATCGAGAATGGCATACTGGCTACCGCGTCTGCGCGAATATCCACGCCGCGGAACAGCCAGGGGATTGCCTTGTAATAGGTCTGGATGTCCTTCTCGTCCTGGGGCTGCCCCGTGATGTACGTCCATGCGCCTTCGGGCAGGTCGCTCATGCTTACCGTCTTGAATGGGTTATAGTCGCTCATTGTCACCTCAATAAACTGTCCAGGGTACGTCACTTGCCCGTAACATCAGCGCCCGCGCCATCACGGTATCATCGTGCATACCCTGGGGTGCGCTGTACTGGCTGCGCCCCGTGGTAGGCGATACCTTGCGCTCGTAGGCTTCCAGCTCACCCGTCCAGATAGGGTCATTCTGGAACTGCCACTCTGCGCGCTCAAGCGTCAATGCCATGTTCTCAATCAGCGGCGGCTTGCTCTGCGCGGTGGTGTCAAATGCCACCACGGGTAGCCCATCACGCTGTAACTGTTCGATAATCGGCGCGCCCATGGCGTTAGCCTCTGCCAGGATACTCACGGGCTGCCACTTGCCGTTTAGCACGCCCAACCGCCCACGCTGGAAGGCGTAATCGATTTGATTGAAGCGGTCACGGTCAACCTCGCAATGGCAGTCAACGCACCCCACGCTGATAGCCGTGTAATCCGCTTGCTTGCCCCAATCTACGCCCATGATAATAGCGTGCCCCTTGTGCGCCTCTGGTGTGGTAGCAGGTGCGCCTATGCAAGCGCCAATATTCCTGAATACCGCGCCCTCGTTCTCAAGGAATTCTGCTAATATCTCTTGCTTAAATGTATCGGTTGGCAGCGTATCGAACAGGTGCGCTATCTCGCCCCAGGGTATGTCGGTGTTCTCGTAGGGGTGCGGTTTGCGAATTAGCCGCCCGTCAACGATCTCCGCGCCCAATGTGGGCACTTGCCAGCAGGCGCTATCGTCACGGTCACGCGCCCCGTGATGCTCACGCCAAAACCAGTTGCGCCCCTTCGGTGTTCCCATGCCCCAGAAGTCGCCGCCCGTGTCAATCAGCATGGCGCGCACCACCTCGTAATAGGCGTTTGGGTCCACGTCTGCTATCTCATCGAAGCCCACCCTGTCAGCGGTATGCCCGCGGGCGTTGTCTGGATCATCCATAGAACGGTAGATAATCTTCCCGCCCGTCTGCGCGTACTCCGCCGTCATGGTGGATTGCTTGAAGCTGAATATCCCACCTGCTGCGTGGCGTGTTTCGTTCCAGCCAATACGCACCTGATCGAATGTGGGCGCGCCCCACAAGAAGGTATTGCCGTGCAGCACAGAGTCAACCGCCAGGCTCATCATCAGCGTTGTTTTGCGCCACCTGCGCCCAGCCGATAGCCAGTTGAACCGCCGTGCTTCACTCAGCACTCTCCTCTGTCCCTGGTGCGGGTATGGTAGTATGAGTTCGCCAGTCGTTGACATACATAACCTTTAGGATTGCTTCGCCGCCGCTCGTAACATCAAACTCTGACTTTGGCGGCCCGTCTATTTGTGCATACAGCCACTTGACCATATCCATCCAGTCACGCGGCGACAATTTCAGCACCTTGCCATCTGGCAGGGTTATTTCTCCAATCGTTGCGCCTTGCCACACAAGAACACCAAGCAGGCGCTTGCCGGATAATTTCTTTCCGTTGTACTCAACGGTATTTGCTCCGGCGCGCTCTAAAATATCTGTAAACGCCCTATTCTTTAGCGGGCGACCAGACGGATTTCCGCTCTGTCCCTTCTTGAATGGCATTGCTCTGATCCTTATTGTTTATCAATGCGGTTGCTTCGATCTCCAACACCGCGCCCAACCGCTTACACTCCATCAACTGAACCGCGGCAAGCGTTTCCATCTCGCCAACGTCGAAGGTAAACCGCAAGCCACCATCAGCCATTGTCTGTATTCTTGCGACGCTTGCATGGAACTTGATAGTGCTCTCGTTTGGCATACCGTCTCCGTCTCCAAATCTCAGCCGTGCGCTTCATCATCCTTGCCCACGTCCACAGCACCGGCGCATCACTGCGTAGCTGGTCACGCTTCACAGGCTGCGGTCCCAGTCACCCATGCTAACGTCATCCGCCACTATCCTGGCGCTGTACCACTCGCGCCCCATCTCGTCGCTCCACAAGCAAGCCATAGCCAGCGGCGCGGGCAGCCACAGGCTAACGGGGTCGCCGTCGAAGGGGGTCAGCACCAGGAGGACAAGCGGATAGGTCACGTCAGCCTCTTGAACAAGTCCAGGCTTGCGCCGGCTAAATCCGAGTGCTGCCAGCCGTTGCCGCCGCACGTGTACCAGATAGCGCAGCGCAAATCTTCACGCCGCGCCGTGTCATGCACAATGCCAAGGTACTCCGCCTTCGCCGCGTCGTTATCGTCCAGGCTGGATAGCAGGCTGGTTTCGGTAAGGTACAAATCAATATCGGTGTATGTCCGTAGCTTGCCAATCCGCTGCCGCAGGTTGTAATCGTTCACCCACGGCATTGCCGAATACGCGTGGAAGCTGATACCGTCCAGCTTGGCAAGCGCCAACACTATCCGTATCCAGTAGTCAATCTCACACAGTCCAGCGCACAGGATACGCAAGCCCGGATTGTGGCGCTTCACCGTGGCGTAGAACTCCGCATACTCAGCCGCCTTATCCTCCCACCCACCGCCCAGGTACACGCTGCTTTCAAACTTCGGCACGTCACACTCGTTACCCAACTCCCAATAATCTATGTGCGGGTATTGCTTCGCAAGGCATGACAGGTAATCCGCTATCATAGCCTGCTGCCCAGTGTCTGGGATAAATCCATTGGCGTGGATCACCGCTATCGTTTTGTACGCCATCCCGTCCAGCGCCGCCAGGTTGTCGTGCCCGATGTCGTCCGGCCAGCGTACCCCGTTCCATCGCACCCAGCCAGGATTGCAGTCACGGATGCGCGCATCTTGCGCCGCGGGCGAGCCGCTTTCCACGCCCAAGAGCGAGGGAGGGGTGGCGATCATGGGGAGATGGACGGTGTAGGTCATTACGCTGGCAAATCCGCCGGATAAGTCACGGAAAACGTTTCCTCTGCTCCGGTGGCAAGTTTCTGTTTGTTGGGGGAATACGTCTGGACGTCTATCGTGTTCGCGGAAGGTCTGAAAGTTACGAGCACAAGGTTGCCATTGCCCTCAACTTGGTAATTGGATAACTTCTGATGTATCGCACGCCCGTTGTCTGACTCGCTCTCCAAATAACCAACACCATCAGTAATCACATGCCCAGAACCAACCCAGATGACATTATCATGGGTTTTTATAACGCCCCATATACCCTCACCCCACGCGTGAAGTGTATTATCGGTATCAAGGTAAGCATGAGTCACAAGGATTGCATCCTTGTCCGCATGGGTAGTTAGTAAAGCATCGAGCCATGTCAATACCGCAGCGGGAGGTTCTTCCACCAGAGAAACCAGTAAATAGTCAACACTGTCGTGTGTTATGACCATCCAGTTATTCTCAGAATGACTGGCTTCGTAAAATCCACCGTTCCACCACGCTTGCCCTGTATAGCGGGCTTGCGGGAAAGTGGCATTGAAAGTTGTTGCGTCGCGAGTTGTCTTGTCGTCATAGTCATGCCCGCCGCACACAATCAAATAAGGCACACTCCCCGCGTCTAATAAATCAATCGCCTCGTCAGCGGCAGTCCACTCCGCCGCCGTGCCAACCGTTTCAACCACATCTCCCTCGTGGAGTACAGCCAAAATGTTATAGGCAGCCATGTTGTCTGCCAGCCATTGACATTGCTGATCCATGATCCACTCTCGCGAGGTCAATTGCACTAAATACTGTGTGTCTGGCATATAACAAACTGTGAACCCATCGGAATAGACAGTTGGAGACACAAGGGACGCGCGAGCCAACGCCTTGTGCTGTGCGTCACTTAGTGGCGCGTTCCAAACCGCGCTGTTCGAGATATAACCGTCCCACGGGGTGGTAGGTGTAATTGATCCCGCGCCTAGTATCGTTGCGCCGGATGTTGGTAGTCCAGTCCAATCCCCCCAGGGCATATCCGCGCCTTGTTTCGCTCCATTTACATATGCTCGCATATACCCACCCGCAGCAGACCACGAAAGACCAATGCACATCCAGCCAGCATAAGACTCGGCGGGGTACGAGCGAATATTATCTCCCGTTGGGGTTTCTAGGTTAAATATGAGGGTTGTGGAAGTGGTAGTTTTTGATACCAATATCTGATGTGATGCGTCTGTGTAAAACCGGATAATAGTCCTGGCTGTGCCGTCCTCCCACACGGACACATCGCGCATTTTCACCCAAACCATTAGCGCGCCCTCGTCGCCATTAAAGTCAGCGCGAAACGCAAGCGAGTACAGGTTTACATATCCACCGTTTGCTGGGTCCAATAAGATAGACCTGCTACTGCTGTCGGGACCAAGTTGGTTTAGTGTTACTCCGGTTTCAGTGTACGCGGCATGATTTTCGTTACCGCTTATGTCGTTGGCAACCAGACCGGATACTTCGTTCAACGGCCAATAAGCAATCAGATTGTCTGGTGCTGTATCCAGAACTAAATTCCCGTAATCCAACCCCCCTCCCATCACCACCGGCAGCATCCGTCGTAATAAACTACGTCTCATCTGTCACCTCGCTTGTAATCAGTCCCGGCCCCACCCACGTTCACTATTCCCGCGTCATCGCTAAAATATGTTAGCGGCGCTCCCGCCGGACTTTGTTACCACGTCTTGATACAGTCAATATCCCGCACATACAGCGTTTCGTTATCTGCGCCAAAACGCAACAAAAGCTGGTAGTAGTACCCACCACCATCGGCGCGCACCTTGTCCTTGACGACTTTCAGCAGTCCGCCATTCAAGAACTGGATGCGCTCACTCACGGGCGCGGCGTCGCTCGGATAGATTGCCATGATCGGCAAGCCGTTGGCGTTCTCGCCCCTGGCAAAGCGGGCATTAGCCTTGTCTGCTGTAACGCGAACGTAGTACATCGGCTCAACGGGGGGAACCGGAGGCGGCGGCTCAACGGGCGGGGGTGGCTCTACGTTGTCCAGCGCGGCAAGGATGATGCCCTGGTTCTCCAGGATGATTGCCTGATTAGCAATTACTTCGTCAAGTTTTTCTAGTATCATCACTTCCTCGCTGTAATCATCTTCGGCAGGCGGCCATTGTGTTAGCCCCTGATAGGCGATCAATTCATCCCGCGTCCCGTTGAATATCCCATAGTCGCAGCGGGTGGATATGCCGGGGATTTCACCATAGCCCGATACGCCTTGCTGGTGGAATTTATAGGTTGTCCAGGGTAATGGGATGGATACGGGCGGGGTCCAGTCTGCTACGTACAGGTCGAAGCGCAGCCAGCGCGGGTTGTTATCCTTCCAGTAGCGCACCGAGGAATAGATTACAACCTTGTGGAAACGCTGTTCGAGTAGCAGGCAGAAGGCATACAGATCGTCGTAGTTGCAGCCGTCAATCTCCATATCCACCAGGACAGCACCTTCTCCCCGGTCTGTACCCAGCACGGTCATAAGGTTGGCAAGCTGCCCATCCACCGGAACATTGCGCCAGAAGTGGTACGGGGCGCGCATCACGCCAGCCTGCAATGCCATAAACCAATTGGTTGTAAACATGGGGTCGTGCCAGTCTATCCATTCGGTACACTTGATGAACGCAAACTCACGCTCGGTTGCGTACTGCCCCCAGTTGATGTCGTTCTGATAATGTGATACGTCTGCAATTGGTACTGCCATCTGTTACTCCTTATTCCAATCCCACGTACAATCTGCCCCGCTTGCAGTCCAGGTCGTTGTGTTCCCGTAAGTTGTCTTTATCCTGTTCAGCCAGCACGGGCAGGTGCTTACCCACGGCGCGCTAACACGCCCGCATACCGGGCACACCCAGCCTTCCGCATACTGCTTTGGCGGTTCGGGTTCAGGCGGGCAGGTGCATATCTGCAAGCCTGATGTTACCGGGGATAAATACAACCACTTCCCACACTTGGGGCATTGTCTATTCATGGTGTTTTCCCAAGTGCCGTTGGATATGGGTACTTGATAGAATGTGTAATCTCCTGCCATCGTTACTCCTTCTTCTTCCACCATGCCATACGGCTGCCATTCACGCGCTTGTCCATCTTGCCTTGCTCATACGCCCGGTTCAGCCGGCGGTATGCGCTATCCACGCTGATGCCCCACACGGCGGCTATGTCAGCGGTGGATACATAGCCTTCCGCGGCGTAGTCAGGCTCTTCGAGATAGGCCGCTATCTCGGCGGCTATCTGTTCGGCGGTTATGCTGTTGCCCATACATTCCCCTTCCGTGGCTCTAGCTTGAATTTATGCACCTGATACTCGCCTCTGTCACACAACACAACAATGCCGCCAACGTTGGCAACACCGTTGTACTTGCCCAGTCTGTGCAGGTATTCTGTTCCGCCACTCCAACACGGTAGATAGATTGCCCGTGTGCTGTAGTTGTCATACGAATCAGACCACCTGTGGTTATGCCCTCGGATTAGCAGGTGCGGTATCTTCTGCTCCATCTTGAAGGCGTATTCTGCCATCGCTTCTGAGGCGGCTTTATTGGTTGAGTTCTTCTCGGTCCAGAATGTATTGCCCATGCTGCCATGATGCGCTATGTCAACGCGTACCCCGTCAAACGACTTGCGTACCTGGTAGTGTGACCGGATACTCTTGGCATGACAAACCGTATTGTCATAATCGGCGGCAACTTCTTCGAGCCAGGATGACTTACCAACATGGGCGGGCGTGCCGCGGATAAAATACATCTGGTCTGCATACTGCGCCATTGGTTCTAGCGCCTCGGTTATCATGTTTAGGATGGTCGCCTTGTTCATGCTCACCATCTGGTTAGACCGCTTCTTGGTATCCAACTCGCCCAGGTCGCCGTTGAATACCGCTATCGGCTTGTAACCCTGTGACACATCCTTTGCCCATTCAATAAACTTTAGCCAGCCATTCCATAGCCAGCGTTGTGTATCGGACGGGTGATAACTGCCGCCATCGTCAAGCTCAACACGCGGCGGGCATAGCGCCACCGACGATCCGATGTGGTGGTCGCTGGTTATTATGACTGCCGTTTTTGGCATATTTGTAAAGTCCTACTTTACGGCGCTACCAGTTCTACGGTATGTGTAAGGATTGACCAGATAAGGGCGACAATCGAACTGCCTAGAAGTACCGCCAGCCAGGTCAATATTTTGTTGGTGAATACTAATGGGTGGATAGACTCGGTTAGCTCTTTCAGCGCATCCTCGAAGGCGTCCATTCGTTTCTTCAATTCGTCAATCCTGGCGTGGGCGCGCTTGGTATCTTCCACAACCACCGTATGAGAACCGACATACTCCTTGGCAAAAGCGGTGAACTCATTGGCGTTACACTTTATGTCACTTGACATAGCCTCAACGTTTTTTAGGACGTTGTTTATCTTCTCGAGCAGTACGGCGTTAGAGATAGGCGACGACGGGGGCATAAGGGCTACTCCACAGGGTTCAGTTCGTCATTCTCACCCTGGGCGGAGGCGTTGAATTGCTGTTGCAATATGTACCGGCTAACAAAGTCGTGCAGGTAGTTAGCGCCCCGCCCGATTATCAGCCCCGATAACAAAAAGCCAACCGGAGAAGCTTCCAGTTGACCGATCAGCGCCAGCAGGTCTAGCTTGTAGTAGAACGCCAGCCCCACACCGGCGAGGGCAGCCACGTACATCAGCGCCCAGCGCCATTTCGATAGCGCCTCGAAGTGATCCACCGCCTGACCGAACAGGTATTCCACCATGCTCTCAGTCAAGAAGGCTAAGGCTAAAGCCAGTAACATGATTTGCAAATTCGACATAGTGCCTCCATTCCCCCGATAACAAAAACGACGACCTAATATATAGGTCGCCGTTTACTGGTTATCCCTGACGTAATCCGCCAGAGTGCGATAAAAGTATTCGATTGTATGTCAGTCGAGAACGGAATTGCACCGTCTCAGGTTCTAGCCCTGTTTGTTGTATGCGTGTGGCGTTTGCAACCGCTCACCCTGTCCACGCCGCTGACTGACTTATTGCTATTATAGCATGGTTGTTCTGTATTTGTTGCTATCAATTTTTCATATCGGAATAATGATTTGTCGCTGCGCCTGCGCGATACGCTTCTCGGCTATGGCGTAGTAGGTCGGGTCAATCTCTATGCCGATGAAGTTGCGGTTCAGTTGTACACACGCCACGCCCGTTGTACCAGAACCCACGAAGCAATCCAGTACCGTATCTCCTGGGTTAGTAAACATCTCAATACACCACTTCATAAGTGCAATCGGCTTTTGAGTTGGGTGTAATCCATTCTCTTTTAGCATCGCCGCCCGCGGGTATGAGAATATCCGCATCGCCTTGTCCTGATTTGTCCAGGCTAACTCACTATCTGCAAGGCTAAAATCTCTCTGTCCCTTATCCCACACCAGCCAGCAGGAATGGGGCGCTACTAGATAATCAGTGAAGTAATTGCCACCCCAAATAACGGTGGTAACGTTCAGTTTTAGGATTGCATCGAAGTGCGCTTTACTTGGGCGCTTCTTGTCCCAGTCTCCATCAGCTTTGTAGTCGCGCCAGCCGTTCATTCCGCGCCCGCCGCCGCTGATAATATTTATCCCGTAGGACGGGTCGGTAATCACGGCGTCTATCCCCGTCAAGGTTGGCATTACTTCTAGGCAATCCCCTAATATCAAACTAACGTCACTCATCCCCCGCCTCCACTATCTCTTGCGTCGTTTCCAGTTCTTCCAGCATCCCGTGATGCTCCCGCTTCAACAGCCAGTGCATCACCGCCCCGCAGTGGTGGCGTATCTCCGCGTCACCGCGCACCACGAACAGAACGTTATCCGTATCAATAACCAGTCTGCGCGGGTGGCGGTAGATAAAGCCGATACACTCCCCGCAGCCTGGGCAGCGCCAGGGTTCGCGATCCTTCTCCATGCCCGCCGAATAGAACGGTAGTGGTTCAGTCATGTTATCCCTCCTCTTGCGTAGCGTTTCCCCACACGCCGGACAATAGAACGTATCCGGTTTGATTACCTGGAACGTGGTGACTTCCTCGCAGAATGGGCAATGCATCGTTACGGTGTCAGCAAGCGGGCATCCTTGCTTGTGCCCGTGTTTTTCAAGTTCAATAGCGGAGATCGGAACGCAAGTACAATGACGGATATTAGCTTCCTGCGTTTCAGTCATGCGCGGCTTTCTCCATTGCCCTAAGCGCCCTCATGTATGCGCTCGCGGCAAGCATCCCCGCTAAATACTGTATGCTCTCTCCGGTGTCTGGCTCAACTGCCATTAGATAAAAGAACCAACACCACGCCAAAAACGCACATACATACTCGACTTTATTCCATGTCATTGCCTCGCCTCCCTGTACTCTGCCCGTGTCATGTAACTCACATACCACCCCCAGCCGTCAAACTTGGGGATGCTGGTAACGTAGCCCTTGCCTTGCAGCCTGCCCATTTCGGCGCAGGCGTCGCGGTAGCTCATCAGCGGCGTGTGGCTGGTCATTTCCACCCCCACTCCTCAAGTTTCCATTCCGGTATCCAGGCTTTCATCGCCTCGACTTGCGCGCGGAGGCGGGTGATTTCGGCTTGCGGGGCGTCCTCGGCGTTTAGTATCCCTAAAATCTTGTTTGCCTCGTCTCGGTCACTAGCCTTTTCGTTTTCTGGCAGGTCGCAATATTGCGTTGCCGCCTGCCTCATCCAACGAGAAGTGGATATGTCGTTTATCGTGAATGTTCCATCGTCATTGTGTGTGCCTTTGGTGAATAGGTAGTCCATCCACCTAGACCATGCCTCATGTGCATATTGAGCTAGTTTATATCGCAAATCGTCACTCATGTTAGGTTCTCCCTTACTTCCGGTTCTGATTGTTACCATTTCGGTAACGTTGTATGCGACTTGTAAGCTCTAAGCTAACAATGCCGCGCATCAATGGCTTGCAGCTTGTCCAGCGCATCTTCCAGGCTGAACACGATGTAGCATAGCCCCGTGTAGGTGGCGTGGAATTTCTTCTCCGCTGGCGTGAGCTGGTTGCCCGCCACCTTGATTTCGAGGAACACGCTTGCCCCACACTTCGCCACAGCCAGCGCATCCGGTACGCCACAGCCAGCCTTCGAGAGGTCAAGCACGTTGTAGCCGGCGGCGCGCAAGCCGGTGACGATCTCCGCATGATTGCCGTCAACTCGCTTTGCGTATTCTGATTTCACGCCTTCACCTCCATCGCCGCCGCCACCCACGCGGGCATGTTCGCATCCATCCACGCGCGCACGCCCTTGCCATTGATATTGTCGGAGAATAGCCCCAGCGCCCACACTTCCCACAGGTTGCAAAATCTTTCCGTGTCGTTGTAGCCTATCAGTAACGGTGGGTGGTTGCCTATCCATGAGCTTGCCGTGGTCGGTAGGATACCGTCTGCCAGTAGTTGCTTTACGGGCAGGTTCTTGGCGCGGGCAAGGAATAGATGCCCCAACTCATGCACAACCAGCGACAGGTTGATAACGCCGCTGTCACGGAAGCGGATAACGCCCCACTTGGCAAGCGCATGGTATTGCAGCGTCTTAGTGAAGCGGACGTGGATATCGCCGATCACCGCATCGAAACTGTCTCCAACTGGCATCCCCGTATAATACGATAGCGCATTTCCAACAATCGCCCCTGCCAGGCCGATGATACGTTGGTCATACGCATCCCATAGTTTAGGCTGGTCACAAGTAATGCTCATCTCTCCACCTTCCTCAACACTTCCGCCAGCAACCCACCATCATACGGGGATTGTGGCGGCGGTAGCATAGACCGAAAATCATCAATCGCGTTATCCAGTCGTTGTAATTCTGCCATTAGTATCTTGACATCCTCGGCGGTTAATTCCAGCCCAACCTCCGCACCAACAGCGAATGTAATAGCGTTCCAAATCTTGCTAACTTTCGCGGCAAACACTAGATAATCCATTGTGTCACTCATGGCTCACCTCCGTACCCATCGCCGCCACTTCACGCGATCCTATTATCTCGGTGGCTTTGATAATCAAATACTTGGCCTGCTCCAACCCATTGATAAAGCCTTGCCTAAATTCGGGTGTAACGCTTTCTGGGATTGGATTCTGGTAACACCATTGAATCTCCTGGTTGATAACTTTTACAAGTGCATCAAGCGAGACTAGATGATCGGTGTCTAGAAATTTTCTATTGCCCATTATCCTTACACCTCCTCGTATTCACACGGGCAACGCATATTCTCTGACGTGTTCCTTGTCCCGCAACGCTCGCAAGTCCACTCGAAATACACTTCGTCCTTTGTCTCGCGCCACGCCCGCAGCGAACTGATAGCGTCGCGGATAACACTCACCCATAATTCAGGCCACATCGCAAGGTCAAGCCTCATGTCGGCCAGTGTTGTCCACGCGTGGCCATATTTCTCGGCGGGCAGGTCGGCGGCGTATTTAGCCCACAGGCGGTCAGCGATTTCGGAGGGGGTCATAGCACACCCCACTGGTCAGCCATAGCTGCGGCAATGCCTGGATATGTCCGACTGCGTTCCTTCCAGCGGTCAGGTCCAGGTGGCACCCGGTGTATTCTATCGGCGCGCCCATCCACAATATCAGTCGGCTTTAGTGGTATCAAATTCTTTAACCATAAACATGTCGCCTTTGTCTCGCCATGCCCGAATTGCCACGGCTGGATAATCTGGTCAGGCTTGCGGATTGCTTTAGATAACTTTCCAATAGGGTTCTCGATAGCGATACACTCAATCGGCGCAGCCATCAGCAGGCGCACAAACTCGATAGCCTCTGCCTGCTCCTGTTGCCTGCCAGCCCACCACCGCGCACCGCTGGAGGCCAGGTATGTGCAGGGCGGGTGTGCTATCATCAAATCCCAGCCCCAATCCAGCACGTCGCGCACATCTCCGCGGTAGTGTCTGCCTGGCGTCTCGGACGGTAGCAGGTCACACGACATAGCTTCATGGCCGGCGTCTGTAAACGCATCACGCACAACGCCACTAAACTCGCAGGCTATAAGTACATTCACGCCTTCACCTCTCCACCTTCCTCAACACTTCCGCCAGCAACGCCTCGCCGCGTTCCCTGCGCTCCTGCCTGCGCTTGCGCTCATATTCCAACTTCTGCTCACGGTGTTTGGCGTAGTAGCGGCGGGAGTATTCGCGGGCGAGTATGCGGCGTTCCTCGGCATTGCGCCGGTAGTATGTGCGCTGATACTGGCGTATCAATTCAGGGTTATTCTTTCTCCACTCGCGGGCATAGGCGGCGTCGCTCATGGGTTCACCTCAAATAGCGGTTGTTCTGATTTGCGCGGCTTGTATTCACTAAGCGGCATCGTCCTCCATAGCCAACGATTAGCCCAGCGCGCCATGTCATATAACTTTTGCTCTGTCCAGTCATGCCTTACTTGTGGTCGTTTCTCCAATGTGTTCAGCGCCATGATCGGCTGGCAATGCGGCTCACCACCCCACTCGATAACCTTTAGGATGCGCTCGTGACAGGATGCAATCGGTTCATTCCCGATCAGGACATACACCCGCTTAGATGTGGCTGGCTCATCCTTGAGTATCGCCATCATCCGGCGCACATCTTCCAGCTCGCCTACTTCGTCAAGCGCAAAGCGCCACGGCCCGCGATTGATTGCCTTCCAGCGGTGGTATGTATCAGCGTCAAATGTGTGCGGCTCAAATCCGCTATTCGCATCCAGTAGGGGTGTTTCGGTTTCCTGATAGCGCCGGATAATATGCTCCTGATAATCAACGGGCAGTGCGCTCAGGTTGTTATCGCACAAGATCGGGCGCGGCGTGAAGTCAGGTATCAGGGTAAACGCCTTACCTTCCATTCGTGGCACAATGCAGAAGTAGCAACCAACCGGACACCCACGACTGGCAAATGTCGCTTGCGGGTTATGATGCACAACCGCGTCAACGTACCCGCCGATCTGCGCTATCCCTTCCAGGTATTTAGGCTTTACCCATACAGCAGGCCCGCCCGCTCGCACTAGATAACCTTGCGCCTTATACCACGCGGCGCGCTGATAAGCCTTCGGTAGCATCCACGAAAATGCAACCGAGATATAAGCGGTATCGCCATCTATCCAGTCTGCTAATCCGCCTGACCAGCCCATTCCATCACCATATTTTGAAACGACTTACCTTCTGTCGCGGGCGGCAAAGAGATAGGTATAACCTTCTTATCCAGCGCAAACGCCATACCCAGGTCAAATAAACTCCCTTGACTCTTGCCGTCCCAATAGAAAAATACAACGTCAGCCTTACTGATTGCCGCAAGATTATCGCGGCAAATTCTCAGACCTGTTGTATCGTCCTGATCTGTGTCACGGGGAGGCCAATGCACCTTGTAGCCTTGTGACTCTAGGTCAGCGACTAGTTCAGCCAATTCGTCTGGGTCATGCCCTCGTACTGGACAAATCAAAAATGCGTCGCTCATCCCTGCACGTCCTTCGTCTCGCGCCACGCCCGCAGCGCCGTCTTGGTGTCCTCGATAATGTCCCACGTCAAGCCAGGGAATAGCGCAAGCTGGCGCTTCATTTCGTCCAGTAACATCGCGGCATGGGCGCGCTTCTCGGCTGGCAGGTCCGCGACGTACTTAGCCCACAGGCGGTCAGCGATTTCGGCGGCGGTCATTTGGCACGCTCCGCACACTCGGGGCAAACAATCTTCTTGTCAGGAACAAACGCCCACCCCTCCGCCCTCACAATAGATATAAACTCATCGTCAGATGGTGGGTGTGTCTTACCCGCAACGCCAATAGATAGGTCACAAGTCGGACAGTCAATCCATGCATCTACGTTGTGCATATCAATCGACCATTTCGTAGCATACGACGCCTGAAACGCTACCTCTCGATTACGCTCAACGATGATAGTAAATTTGCCCGTAGCATCTAGTTTTTTTGTGAGTCTCATTTCGCACTCTCCACGTCCCACGGGACGATAGGCGCCGCGCCAGCGTGTTCGTACTCCACCGCCTCGCGCCGCTGGCATACCGCGCAGCCAGCCTTGTGCGACTGCCAATCTATCAGCGCCGCCGCCCGCACTCGCCCGCTGGGTAGCCCAGCGTAGCGCGCCCATAGCCGCTGACCTTCCTTGCATCGTTCCGGTATGATACGCATTTTATTTAGCCCTCCTCCGGATCACCGTCATACTGTTCGCGGATATAATCAACCACCCACTTGATAGGGCAATTGTTGAACAGCCACACGTCAACCGCCATCGGGAAGTTGGTTATCGGGTGTTCGTTGCCATCGTTCCACTCGTCGTACCACTCGTAAAAGTAGCGTAGTATCTCCGGCTTGTTTTCTTGCGCCCACGCGCGGAACTCGTCGTACTGTTCTTTTGTGCCGTAAATCTTGTCTATCGCTGCCATTATTTAGCCCTCCGTTTCTCCGCTAGAAATATCCCCAACTGTGTCAATAATTCGTATGCCCCAACCACTCCCCCCGCCGCTGGTATAAACGCGTTCACACACCCATCCAATGTCGCCTGCTCGGATAGTGGTAATTCGGTAAAGACGCCGTAGGATACCTGCGAGTTGTGCGGTAACTTGTTCTGGAAACTCGATAGGTATTTCGCTATGTATATCGGCGGTGGTACGTCCTCTGCGTCGCTCAACTGTCGCCTCCTTCAACGCTATGCACACCGGGCAATCTTCACGGTGCTTGATAATCTCTGCGCGCAGCGCGGCGTCGCGAAACGATAGCCAGAGCTGCACGTACTCGCTAAGGGCGGCGCATTGGTAGGTCATGCTTGCTTATCCCCCGCCCGCCGCTCGTAGGCGATCCATGAAGTGTTACGGCGCATGTCCGCGTCGCTCACCTCACCGCCCAGGCTGGCGTTGAATAGGTCCATAGCCTGCCAGTAAACGTCACCGCTCCACGCGGGGATAATTTCCTTCTCGGCGGCATACTGCATGTCCTTGCTGTTCGATATGCGCTTACTTGCCTCGCGCAGTTCAGCAACGGACGGGAAGAAGCGGCTGGTGCGGATATGTTCCTCGACCGCGGCGGCCAGCAGCCAGTCGGGAATGTCGGATAAATTCTTTTCGTAAACGTCAAGCAGTCCATCAGGGTTAGGCGGTTTGAAGTTGGGATATGCGTTAATCAATTGTTGGATTTCATCATGCAGATTCATTTTTCATTCTCCTATCAAGGGCTTCCGCAAGCGGGTTGTCAGGCTTGCTGCCGCCGCCGTTGGGCGAAGGTTGTAATCCGCGCTTCTCGCCCAATAGATTGATGACTGTGTTGTGGATAGACTTGGGGCCGTTGATGTTGTAGCGTTTATCTCTAAGCACCTGGATAGCGTCCTTCACCAGCTCAGGCGTAGCGCCAATCTCAACCAGCCCCCGTATGCCTTCTGTCCAGCGCGGCGCACCGCCCGTCAATTCTGGCAATCCCGAATAAAGTACAAACGCTTCTGATAACTGCCTGAATGGTGTTATCGCTTGATTTTCGTCATCCATGTTAAGAACAGATACAGATTCAGATGCATATGCAGATGCATTAACATAGTCATCTACCTTTACCTTTGTCTGTTCTTTGTCTATAGTTTGTCGGGAGTTAGTCGAGAGTAAATCAATAGGCGGTTGTGGATAGGGTGACTTAGCTTCCTTCTCGGTTCCAGTCTGGTATTCGTACCATGTCGGGACAAAGAAGTAACCGCGTCCGTTGACGGTATAGCGCCGGATCATGCCCCGCTCAGCGAACCAGTCCATAGCTGCTGATACCATGTGCAGTGTTACGTCCTCGCGTAGCGGGTACACTTTCGATCTAACCCAGGAGGGGTTATCTATCCCCCGTCCATCACGGCATAGCACCAGCGGCAGCATGAGCCAGGTAAGCCGCGTGAAGTCGTCGGGCATGTCGTTGATGTCTAGACTTTCGATTGCCTTCACGTATGTTTTTCTAAAGTTGGGCATTATTTCAATCCCATTCTTTTATCCGCGTCCCCAGCCGCCTTGCATATCGCCAGGGTGAACACCATCACTACCACGCCGTAGATTAGCCAGCACATCACGGCGCCCACGCGTTCAGCGACGCGCCTAGCCACAGCAGGCCAGCCATAATCAGGATCATCAACGCAAACAGCGCAATGACTTGCAGCTCGCTAATCCAATCGCCCTTGCTGGGTATCTTATTCATGCTGTCCTCCTACTTCACGTTACGAATGGATACAGACGGTTCGCCTTCCTTGCGGAATTGTACGATTTCAGGATGCCCCGCCGCGTACCCGTCCAGGGCTTTGGTATCCCAGGATACGCGCCCCTTCGCCCATACCGCGTGCAGGTATTTACCCTTGATGGAATACCCATGCGCCAGTACAGCATCTTTGACTTCGGTGGTCACGGTTGAGATAGCGCCGTTCACCGCTTCCAAGGTAGTAGCTTCCTCCGCGTCAACCTCAGCAAGTTTTGCCTTGATTTCCGGGGTCATAATCTGGTCGCGCAATTCGTTGAACTTCATACGAACCACGTCTGCCTGCGCTTGCAGGTCTGCCAATCGGTCTAACTGTTGCTCGATAGTCGTGCTCATGTCGTTCCTCCCGTTTCTGATTGTTACGAATTTCCGTTACTGAACCAAACTGTCACGCGTTAGTTTTCGGTGGTGGTGAAAACTATTTGGGCGGCCAGGTTACGATCCTGGTTTGATGTTCGCGACCACCAGTACACCGCGACTTCATCAGTCGGCGTCGTATGCTTTATCGGCTCTCCCAGTTTTACAAGCGCAGAGCAACCCGCCGGAGGCTTTAGCTTGGAAACTACGAATCTGCATCGTACGCTTCGCACTTTACAGGTGTTACGGTATGCGTGTTCCCACCACGCCGCCGCCCAAGTGGAGCTGCCGCCATCGAAGGCGGGTATCCTGGCGGCTTGCGCGGCCAGGGCGTCACTGCCAGCCCCGTGTGTCATGCCGTTACCTCGCTCCGCTCTAACTCCAACATCTGCCGCAGCACTTCACCGGCCAGCCCGCTACCGTCAATCGCCAACTTGGCCAGGTAGAATAGAACCACATCCAAGTCGTTTGTGATGCGCTCCCGCCCGGCCAACCGGACAAGCTCATCGCGCTGCCCGTTCACACTGGCGGCAAATACTGTGTCTAACATTAAGTCGATGGATGGTTTCATACCTAGATAATACACGAAGTCTACAATAATTGCTATATGACATTCGTCACTATTTTTCATATTATGGTGTATAATTGGATTGTTCAGGTGTTATAGCAGTTTTTTATTTGCAGACAAAGCCCTCGTTATTTTGCTTAAACTGCTAACTCCTGAACAAAGTTGCAAAAGCAAAGTAGCGAGGGTTTTGTTTACTGGAGGGTACGATGATAGACTGGGATCAAGTTAATAGTCTACGAAAGAACGAAAATATGACATACATAGATATATCCACTTTACTGGGTATTAGTTACGGAACTATCCGCAACCACTATTGGAAGAATAAAATAGCAAGAGTTGATCGTCGCGGATACACAAACTGGAATAAACACACCCACCTTTTAGGGGTTGTTTCAGACAAAGAGATTGCCGAGAAACTTGGAATATCTATTGGAACAGTTGTTCAAAAAAGAAGGAGAGAAGGGATAGGGCCTTTTCATTCAAAAAAGACAGAACTTGAAGTTCAAAGACGGCTTGTGGCTGGGCTTACTGAGTTTAGCGAATTTGTTAGACTGGACTGTGGAATTGCAGACGTTGTAACCAATGACACGATCTACGAGGTAAAGACAAAGATAACTGTATCTAGTGTCCAGCGTGCGATAGGACAATTATTGCTATATTCTTATTCGCTGCCAAACCATAATATGTGCATAGTTGGTGGGTCAAAGAAGATAAACAAGCACGTAGAGAAGCGCCTAAAAGAAATTGGCATAAAAACTATTGTTGTGTAATATTACATTTTTCTACCCAGACATGACATTCGTCACTATTATTAGCGGCTAGTTTAGTTTATTATATAGATAATTCAGTAGCGAATAACTTACACGGAGGCCACCAAATGACCCAATACCTAATCACCGTAACGAAAGATAACCCCACCTGGGCCGCCCTGGACGCCGCGAACGTGGCAGACGGGCACTACGCCAGCAAGGCAATCCCCGAATGGCTGACCGAGGCCCGCGAAGCAACCACCCGAGCGCAGAAAGCGTTAGACGAATTCCACGACTACGCTGGAGCTTCAACCGACTGGCTGCCCGAACATTTCCAGGAGTTTGAGCATCTGCTCAGCGCCCGTAACGCCGCCCTCGAATGGGAACGCGACGTAACCGAAATCAACAACAGAGGCGAAGTACCAGCCAGCATCCTTTACACCGTCCAGATGCGCGAGGACGCGCGATGAACACCGCCGCCCCAAAACTACAAGAGGGTATCGTTGACCAGTTTATCAGCCGCCGGGTATGCGCCCGCTGTTACGGCGAACTCGAAAAGCGCAACACCGAAACCCGCGCGATCTACGAAGTCTACTGCCCGACCTGCAACGGAGAATGGAACTTCACCACCGTAAGCCGCAGCTACGCAGTTGGACTAGGCCAGCAGGCGTTATCGAAAGTCGATGAAGTCAAACAGAATTTGCACGACCTGTTCCCGCCCACGCGGACGGGTAAGACAGCAGAAGAAATAATCAAGGACTTAGGTTTTTAGGAGGAAGCAATGAGTATCCCTGGACTAACCGACAAAAGCAAATCGTTTCGTGAGATTGGCCGCCTACGCAAAGGCGCGCCAAAATCAGAGGGGTTTGTGAACCTGCGTTACTTTCGCCCCGACTTTCGCCCCGGCGAAGAAGCCGCCCGCGATCTCTTTATCCAGCACTACGGCGAACAGCCGACAAAAGTAAATATCCGCCTTGCCTTCGGTGACATCGAAGAAGTGTGGGACGCATACTTCACGGTTTACACTACCGCCGGGATGTTGGGTAAGGCTGGTGGCGTACCTGGTCGTGAGGGCTGGTGGTGGATTTATCTGCGAGATAACAAGACTGGCAAACAGGTCGTCAAGGATGCCTACCCAGAAATGAAATTCGACCCAACCATCCCGGTCTATTCCTACTACTCGCAGAAGAAAAAGCAGGACATCCCGGTGTATGCCAAGCCAGAAGGCAAGCTCAAGTTTTTGATCCCTGAACTGAACCTGCTCAACTACGTGACCCTTGTCACCCATAGCTGGTACGACATTGGGCGCATCAGCGAGAACCTGGCTGGGATCAAGGACATTGCCGCCCGCTCCGGTATGCCGCTGCCGATGGTCAAGTGTGTTCTGATCCGCCGCCCCGAAATGATTAGCTGCAACATTGATGGCAAGAAATCCATGCGCGAGGAATACATCATCAACGTGGACGTAGACACCGATTGGGCCGGCGCGCAGTTGCGCTTACTGGATGCGATCATCCCTGGCAAACTACTGCCCGCTCCTGACCTTCCTGCACTACCGGACGGTATCAACGACACCGGATGGGATGATGAGATTGACAGCGACGAAGCGGACGAGGTAGAGGACCTGGAGCTGAACCCCGAATTGTTTGAAGATGAGCCGGAGCCGGAGGTTGTAGCCAAGAACGGCGACGGTATCCAGTACCCGCCAGAGTTGACGGTGGTAACTGCCAGCGATGGGCGGCACTACGTTGAAATGGACACCGCCGAACTGTCCAACCACATGAACGGTATCCTGAAAGGCTTGAAGAAAGCCGGGATAACCGAGGACGAGAAAACGCAGTACGGCATGAAGTACGACGCTATCCGCCAAATCCTTGCCCTACGCAACGGCAAATAGCACCCACGGACACGGGGCTGGCGCACAACCAGCCCCAGGAGGTACACATGCAGACCGAATACCAAGCCCGCGCCGAAGCAAGGCGCAAACGCAATAGCGCAATCGGGGACGCAATCCTGTTCCTGGTAGTATTCACGGGAGTAATGCTGATCCTGAAATCAGCTTTGCTCGCGGCAATCATCGCGGCGATTATCGTCGCCGCGGGATGGAGGCGGTGAGCCATGAGCGACGAATTGGATAGACTTGAAGCGTTGGAGTTTGACGACAGCGACGAAAAGGTGCTAAGTAAATCACCCGCACCAAACTCGCAAGAATTGAAACCATGCCCGTTTTGTGGATCTTCTGATGTTCACATTGGGCAAGACAGAGGTACAAGCTGGTGGTACGTCCACTGTAGCGATTGCCAGATGGAAGGCATATACGACATCGGCGAGAGTGGCGCTATCGAGCAGTGGAACACCCGCCCTCTCGAAGCCGCGCTGCAAGCGGAGGTGAACAGGCTGAAGGAGGTTATCAAAGCCGCGATAGAGTATTTGGATTTATTCCAGGGGCCTCCCGCGTCCGTGGTAAAAGTCCAACTAATAACTGCTATAACGGAGGCTCCCGGTGAATGATAAAAAAGAGTCAATCTTCCGTAGGCTATACGCGTGGCTGAGAGCAAATATAGCGTGTCGCTTTGGTCGTCACGACATGCATAAAGTGTTTGCCGACGACGAGTTACCAAATCCAGAATACTGCATATATTGTGGGGCTGTGCAGGGATGAGCGACGTTAAGCTGATACTAGGGGATTGCCTTGGTGATGTACCAACGACGACAGATGGCAGCTATATTGCTAGTTTATGGGCACCATTTTTTTACGCGTGGGATGAGTATGTTCAGGTCGTGCCGAACTGGACTGAGTTTTTGGTATTGTTGAAGATGGTGATGCCGCTATGACCACACAATACCGCGTCACAATGTGTGACACCCCCTACAATGATTTAATCATGCTGCATGATACATACGGATACTCTTTCCGCCAAATAGCCTGTTTAGCGCCCTACGACGCCATTGGCATCCCCGCCGGAACACTGTCAACCATCTACAAAAGCGGGCGCATCCCCCGCCGCTAGCTGTCACCGTTGGGCGCTACTCGCTATCCCCGTCGCCCGCGCCGCTCTATCAACCTGGCAGACGCGGGCAGCGCAGCGGAGACGATACGCAGGCACGCGGGCGCGGAGTACAGGATAGAATTGGCTAGGTTGTTGATGGAGGAATAGAGATGGACGTAATCAAAGGTTTACCTGGATATGATTGGGCGACAAAAAACAAGTGGGTGCTTCAAGGTTATATAGATTTACCAGTTGGAGGAATTGAGGCTATATATTACAAGGACGGTATATTTTTAGATGTGTATAGTGACAGTAGGGCATCGTTGCGCGCTCACGTTGGTCTTGTTACCTGTACGGTTGGCAAGTTTGCTTTTCCACCAGATAACTTTGATTTACTTTATGATGATTTGCGCGGCGTTGTTCAAAGGGCAACAGCAAGTTAGTAGCGTATGCGCTACAATTACGCGAGGAGATTGAGAGGAGGATAGAGGGATGAAAGAAGATGAGATTGACAGATTGATTGATAAACTGATTGAGGCGTCCAGAGAACACGGCGCTACATGGCACTTTGGTCAGGACGATGTAGAGACAGAGGCGAAAGCAAACATGCAAGCTACCCGCGCCGCCCTCCGCGCCGCCATTGCCGCGAAGGATGCGGAGATTGCGCGGCTGCGGTCCGCGCTGATTGACAGCACTATCTTATTACGCAATGCCGCCACAGAGATAGGCAAAGACTATGTCGGCACATCGGTTTACGAAAGTCAAGCCAGTCTGAATGAGGTTATCTGGAAACGCGGTAAATGACTAGCCGCTTGCCACGCGCAAAATCCATGCTACAATAGGAGGTATGAAATCCGTGGTATCCCTCACCTTCGCCGCCCTCGTGCTGCTGTTCAGTGCCGCCTTTGGCGTCATGGTCGGTACAGCCGTTTCCCCCTGGCTGCCCGCATTTGACACAGACCCGCTGAACACATGGGTCAACGTGTCTAGCTTCGTTGGGTCCGCGGCTATGCTCTATGCCCTGCGCTGGTGGGCTGGGCTTGTGGAGCGTGAACGCGGGCTGGCCCCCGTCACCCTGCCGCCCACGCGCCTGCGCCTGGAAGTCAAGATGCTGGATACTCAGCAGCTGCAATTGCGCGAGCTGGCTAACGTCACGCCGGATACGCTGCGAGAATTGGCGCTCCATGTTCAGCGCGGCGGTAGTGTCACTTATCGAAGCTGCTCGCGGATGTTCGCTAACCCAGTGGCGTACTCTGAGTTTGTGGATAGCTTTATCGCCGCGCATTATGCTGAGTGGGTGAGTGCTACCAGCCACACGCAGGGGGTGAGGCTCACGGACGCGGGCAAAGAGATGATGGCCGCCCTACTCACCCAGAAGGCGGATGTTATCGAAAACAGCGCCCCCAGGCGTGAAACACACACAAAACACACGCTGCCAGAGGGGGAGGGATGGGTAAAGTATGAACGGAGGGAATGATGGATGAAACAGCAATATGGCAGCACGTCAACAATGTTTCGAGTGATGCGCCGGATGAATATAAACAGCACTCGCTATTACATACAAGGGACGAGGTTGGCAGGCAACTATACAGTATCCTTGAACAATGCAAAAACCCGGCGGTAGTTGAGATACACGAGAAGATAACACAACG